GATTGCCGTGGGTACCAACAACTGGAAGACCCACCCTAAGACGGTAGAGATGGGGTATATGTATCCCTATATGCACTCCGAACTGGATGCCTTTAGAAAGATCAAGACTCCCATGGATAAGCTTGTGCTTCTGAACTACCGCTTCAGCAAGACCGGGAAATTAGGAATGGCTAGGCCGTGCAAGTTCTGCATGCCTTGGTGTTCCCATGTGTTTGATCGAATCACTTACTCTAATGAGGAAGGTAAGATTATATGCTGAACAAAATACCGGAACAGCCACAGATTGTCATATTCAATGGTGGTCCCAAGGATGGACAGACGATTCCATATAAGCTTTGTATGTGCCCAGAATACAAAGTAGTAGACCAACAAGCCTATAGTATTGGTAACTGGTATACTGATAGCAGCCCCCTACCGTTTGAAGATATTAAATGGGTTCGTTATGTAATGAAGAAAGCAGTACGCCAGTTCTTTGTCCCTTATAAGAAGATTGAAATCAATCCCGCTAATTTTAAAGACCGCTATACAGTAAAGGTTTATCAAGACTACCATATTGATATGGCTTATGTCTATCAGTTAGAGGGCAGTAATGATAAACCCAATGTGCCTGAAGAGGCGTGGTTTGGTCGTAGAACAAAGACAGAGTTGCTTGATTGTTTTCAGAATAATAACGATGAAGCCTATCTTGATTGGCTCCAAGAAGAAGAAGCACTTAGAAAAATCCTAGGAGATAAACATGCCTGATGTAGATTCAAACGGTGTGGATATTCTTGATCGCTTCTTGGCATACAAGTCTCGGTTCATGCAATTCAGTGTGACTGAGGATGTCTTTAATCAGGTGGTCGCGTATATAAAGGAACTCCGCAAGGAGCGTGATGAAGCTATACGAGAAGCTGATGAATTACACCAAGAGTCTTGGGATCATGGTGGATTGCTTGGATACTTTAGGAGGCACGGTAATGACTAATGAGTTTGAATATGGCTTTACTGATGGGCATATTGCTCTGGCAAAGCGTTTAATGGAATTCCATGATACCATTGATCGTATTACTGCCGAGCGTGATGAGGCTCGCCGTGATATCTGTAGTATGATGCATATGACTGGCTTTCTTGCGGGTGATTATGCTGACTCAAAGGGTTGGGATTGCTTCAAGGATGGTTATACTGGTTTCTCAACTGAGATACAGAATTTCAGAGATATCTTCTATGGTTACAAAGATGAACTAAGAGCCGAACGCGACCAAGCCCGTAGGGAATTGATTGCATATGATGCTATCCATGGTAAACTATCGGTTGCTGCTGCAGCTAAGGCCAGAGGATGGGGTTATCTAATAAAGGAGAATAAAAGTGTCTAAGAAGAAGCCATGGCTAAAGGCCAAAAAGAGAGACCACACCACTGGTGCGGGTAAGGGAGATATGTTCCGCCCTGTAGATAAGGAAAAGTTTGATGCTGGCTATGAGGCAATCTTTGGTAAGAAGGACCCACCCTACATGCAGCGATCCCTTGACTGGGTAAACGAGCAGTATGGGGAAGCCCTTAAGAAGCTAGCAGAGGATGAGAAGAATGAACTTCAGTGACCTAGAAGATAAGATCTATGACCTTGCTGCCCTTAGTTATAAGATTGGCAGAGTGGAGACAGACGGCAGTACTTCTCAGAAAAAGTATGATAAACTGGTTGAAGAGCGTGACAATTTGATGAATGAAGTGGTTACGGCTGTCAAAATGGCAGGTAAAACCACAAAAATTGGAACTTAAACATCCACTTTAGAGAGAACTACGGGCACTAAGGTTACCCTATGCTGCCATATTGGCATGCCTTTCTACCCACCTGCCACCTTGGCACCCTAACATTTACCCAACTACCTATGGAAAAAGATATTGATATTATTGAGCGGTTGCATGCGCTCCACAACAAGTGGTACAGTGCTAATCGTCAGGCATCTGAAGTGATCTACGATGCCATTTTAACTATTGAACACCTACGCTCTACCTCTAAGGAATACCTCAGTATCCTCAATAACCCCCATGCCGGGGTAAGGGGATGGGGTAAGGGCAAAGACGAATAACACCCCTAACAAAAGGAATTACCCAATGAGTGCTGACCCTTGTGACTTTGATAACGATGACTTTGATTGGATGCCAGACCGTTCTGTTATGGGTGAGTGGCTCCAGATGAATTTCCCCGTAGGCTGCTTTGCTGTTCATAGCAACAGCCTTGATCCTGACCCCCGGTTATACCTTACCATTGAGTTTGAGAGTGGCAATGCTGCTTTCATCTTGAAGGAGACCGAGAATGAGGAAGGATTACGGGGACCAAACGACCACACAATTTGTTGGTTCACCATGTCTCCAGACCTGTTGAACCGCATCAGCCGTGTGGCGAGGAGTTGAGATGAATGAGTACATTCTTAAATAAAAAGGAATGCCCCAAATGTTCTGCGAATGGTGAAGATCGTAGTGGGGACAACTTGGCAGTCTATGACGATCATGTCTACTGCTTCAAGTGCGGATATCACAAAAACAATAAAGGAGTCACTATGCAGGAAGAGAAGATTGAAGAACCTAAAGACTTTAAGGTTAGCACTGGTTCTTACATTGATCTTGAGGGTCGTGGTATTACGGAGAAGACTTGCAGAGTCTACGGATATCAGGTAGCCAAGATCAACGGTAAGGAAGTACAGATCGCAAACTACTACCGTGGTGGTGAACTGATTGGTCAGCACCTGCGTGGTCCTAACAAGCAATTCGCTTGGAAGGGTACTGCCAAGGGAGCTGAGCTGTTTGGTCAGAACCTATGGAAGTCTGCGGGTGGCAAGCGTCTGATCATCACTGAGGGTGAGATTGATTGCATGACAGTCAATCAGGTCTTGGGTGGTACATGGCCTGTCGTATCCATTCCCAATGGTGCCCAGTCCGCTGCCAAGGCTATCAAGGATAATCTAGAATTTGTTAATTCTTACAGCGAAGTAGTCCTGTGCTTTGACATGGATGAACCGGGCCAAAAGGCTGCTCTTGAGGTTGCTGAACTGCTTCCTCCGGGTAAGTGCAAGATTGCCAAGATGCCGTACAAGGATGCCAACGAGTGCCTACAGAATGCCCAGTCCAAGCAATTGGCCTCGGCTATCTGGGAAGCACAGGCATACTCCCCTGACGAGATCCTGCACATCTCCAAGGTCGTGGATACCATTGACACCATGGCAGAGACACGGGTATACCCCTTCCCCTATGACGGTCTATCAGAGTTCCTGATCGGCCAGCGTAGCGGAGAGATTACTCTATGGTGCTCTGGCACTGGTTCAGGTAAGTCCACTATCCTGCGTGAGATGATGCATCATCACCTTGAGGATGGTCGGAGTGTTGGTTGTATCATGCTTGAGGAATCCCCACAGGAAACCCTTGATGACATGATCAGCCTCATTCTTAACAAGCCAGTGCGGGCTATCCGTGCTAGCCGAATGATGAATGACCTCCGTATCAAGATGGGTAAGAAGCCCATCAACATGTCCATTGTTGACGATCTGACTGACGAAGAGTATAATGGTGCCAGAGACAAGCTGTGCCAGACTAACTTCTATGTCTATGATCATTTGGGTAACAATGCTATGCAGAACCTCCTTGCTCGCATGGAGTTCATGGCAGTGTCTCTCAAGGTAGATGTTATCGTGCTTGACCATATCACCGCTGCTGCGGCTGGTCTGATGGGCATGGAGAACAAGGACATTGAGGGTGGTGGTTCAGAGCGTATCATCATTGATACACTCATGAAGGAACTGCGGAGTCTTGCAGTGAGAACTGGTGTGCACATTGACATCATCTCTCAGCTCAAGAAGACTGAGAAGGCATACGAAGAGGGAGATAGAATTACCCTTCAGGACCTTAGAGGATCAGGTGCACTAGCATCTGTACCCAATACGGTAATTGCCTTGGAGCGAGATCGACAGAACACAGACGAGAAGATTGCTAACACAACCATCGTCCGTGTGCTGAAGAATCGTCTGACGGGTAGAGCAGGTATTGCCTCTACTCTATTCTACGATCACAATTCAGGCCGTCTGAAGGAGATCGGGTTTGCGATGGGTGAGGACGGTCAACTGATATTCCAACCAGAGGAGAATTAAATTATGAAGATTTGCGTTCTTGATATTGAAGGTACAGGGCTAGCCGAAATAGTCCTAGACTCTAAGGGTAATCCAAAGACAGAGGTGGATCGCGTTCTCTGTGCTGCTACTAAGGTTCCCGATCAAGAACCAATTCTTTGGTTGGAAAACCAGATGAAGGATCTAGTTGAGTATCTAAAGCAGTTCGATGTTGTCGTAGGACATAACATCTTTGGTTATGATTTTCCCGTGATGCGTAGGCTGTACGGGATGGCGCGACCGAAGTGCATTGTTGACACGCTTGTTATCAGTAAGTTGATGTATCCAGACATCCACAATCACCCACTAGGTGATAACTCTCTGGAGTCTTGGGGCAAGTATCTTAAGTTCCCCAAGATCGAATATACCCAAGGATGGGCGTCTTACAACGATGACATGGGCACATACTGCAAGCAGGATACTAGACTAGGTGAAGCAATCTACAATGCTCAGAAGAAGTTTCTATCCGACAACCGTGAGGTCGTAGGGTTTGAGCATCGTGTATCCGAAGTTCTAATGGAGCAAGTCTGCAATGGATTTAATTATGACATTACTGCGGGAGAGAAGCTGCATCAGAACCTTTTGCTTGAGAAGCTTGGTATTGAAGATGAGATGCGCCAGATCTTCCCAGATCGCATCATCATTCGTCACTCCGAGAAGACGGGCAAGAGACTGAAGGATAAGATTGAAGTCTTCAATCCCGGTAGCCGCCAGCAAATTGCTGAGCGTCTTACTGAGAAGTATGGTTGGGAACCGCCACTTACCGACAAGGGTAATGCCAAGGTAGACGAGTCAGTATTGTCTACCCTGAATTACCCAGAGGCCAAGAAGCTTGTAGAGTATTTTGATACAATCAAGTTAATGGGTATGGTAGAGGACTGGAATACCAGAGCGGTTCATAGCCGGGACAACAAGGTCCATGGTGGCATCAATGCCCAAGGTGCAGCCACAGGCCGATGCACACACAGCCAACCCAATGTGGCACAGGTTAGTGGTGATCATCGTGCCCGTGAACTGTGGGTTCCCAACGATGGTGAGGTACTGGTTGGCGCAGACCTGAGTGGTCTGGAGTTGCGTATGCTGGCCCACTTCATGGCCAAGTACGACAACGGTGAGTATGCGAAGGTTCTCCTTACTGGAGACATCCATACCCACAACCAGAAGGCAGCGGGTCTTGAGTCAAGATCCCTTGCCAAGTCATTCATCTATGCTTATCTCTATGGTGCAGGAGATAAGAAGATTGCTCTTGTATGTAACTGCAGCGTCAATGCTGCGCGTGACCTACGGGAGCGATTCCAGCAGGAGATCCCCGCTCTTGCAAAGGTGCAGGATGCGGTTAAGTTTGAGACTGCCAAGCGTGGTGGAGTTATCCTACCAGATGGTCGTAAGGTTCCTGTGCGTAGCGAACATGCTGCGCTCAATACACTACTCCAAGGTTCTGGTGCAATCGTCAGTAAGTATTGGATGGTTGAGGCTAACAAGGCGGTCAAGTCTATGGGTG